ATGTCGATGCTGGCGAGCGAAATTGGAGTCGACATGAGCGACGTGCTGGCGGAAAATTATTACAAATTGGAATTTCGTGCAACACGCGGAATGATTGGTGGCAGCGGGGACTACCGATGAAGTCATACGACCGTCACTCGGTTTATGTTGACGTCAAGGATGACGGCTCAGATGTATGGGAAGTCATATGGGCAAACGACGGTGTTATCCGCATCTACCGAGGAGATTCGCAGAACAATCGAATTTTAATGCAGCATCTCATGACTATAGATTTCGAACTTGACGACTCAATTAGCTCAGAGCATCGCATAAGCATGTTTGTTGATTTCGCATATGAGCTGCTTGAAGGTTTGATTTTCGGAAACGCCCCCGAACTTCCGTAAAAAGAACGGGGAGCCCCAGTTGACCTGGGGACTCCCCGCCCATCACGGAGTTCGTCCGAAGTCCGGCGAGAGTCGGAGCGTTTCTTGCGTGATGTGGTCATCCTAGCGCATGTAAGTTTGGTGATAGGGTGGGGGTGGGAAAATTAACATGACACACGAACTCGAAATAGTAAAAGGTAAAGCCAAGATGGCTTATGCGACTGGGGGCGACCGACAGGCGCCCTGGCATCGACTGGGCACACCCATGGCAGGACTCCAAACGATGGATGCAATGCTTCAGGCTGCCGGTGCCGACTTCGACGTCATTCTCACCCGCGTGGCTGCGGTCGATGACGACGGCAATTTAATTTGCAATACAGATGGAAAAGTCCTAATGATTGAGGATAGCCGAGCCACTATTCGGCAGAATCTCGATGGCTCTTTCAATCCATTGGCAACTGTCGGTACGCGCTATGAGGTTCGTCAGAATCGTGAAGTACTTGGGCGGGCGTTGGCGATTGTTGGTGCCTCCGAAGGAGATGCAGTAATGGACACCGTTGGTGTGCTGAGAAACGGCGCACGATTTTTCGCGACGGTAGAACTGGGCGGAATAGTCATTGACCCAGCAGGAGTCAACGACAGAATTGCCAGGTATCTAGTTGTTAGTTCGGGTCACGATGGTGTTTGGCCAATCCGCTATGCCAATACCGATATCCGCGCAGTATGCAGCAATACCGTTGTGCTCGGTCTCAGAAAAGCAGAAAGGGTTTTTGTCGCCAGACATACAAGAAATGTTGACTCTGCGATTGAAGATGCCCGCAATGTTTTGAGACTGTCTTCGGCTTGGGGAGCGGAGTTTGCGCGCGAGGCAGAGCGAATGCTCGGAATTGCTATTCCGTTGGGTTCAAAAAAGCTTGACGACGTAATCAATGGCGTGTTTCCCGTAGCTGCCGACGAGACAAAACGACAACGCAAGAATCGAGACGAAACACATGAAATGATTCGTTCAATCTACGCCAACGAACGCAACGGAGCTAAGTTCGGTTTCAATGCGTGGTCGACATATAACGCTGTTGTTGAGTACTTGGATTTTTATCGTTCGGTAGATGGCGTATCGAGCGCAGTTGCGTCAATGGATGACACATCGTCAATCACACAAAAGAAATTGCTTGCCCACCGGTTGGTGGTATCATAAACTCATGTCAGATGAAGAAGACTTTGGGTGGGAAGAAGAAGACATAGACGAAACTGAGTCGTTAATTGACGCTTCACACGACCAGGGAAAAAACGACGAGTCGTCGTTTGCCGACATACAGAAACAAATATTCGAAAGTCGAGTAATTGGCACATTTGTCAGAAACGCATACGACTTTGGCGGCTCTAGCACTCTGTTGGAAATACTGTGCTATGTCGAGAGGAAGATGGGTTGGAAAACGGAAATAATCGCTGATAAAAATGCTCTCGATGACTACATGTTTTATCGATATCAAACATTTGATGAAGATATATGGGCGCATTATATAAATTCAGACCAATATGACGAACTTGCTCATAGGGTTTCATTGATGTCAGAAAAAGCCATGAGTGAATTTGTCGATGTTTATTCTGAATCGACAACAATAAAAAAGAGATTTAAAAATAAGCTACGCAAATTGGTATGGACTGCTTATAAAAATCTTTTGTAGCAAAGTTGACGGGCCGGTTCACCGCATATAGGATGTGCGGACATCCCAAGGGGGAACATGACGCCCAATCAAAAAAAGCTAGCAATACTTTCAAGCAACTGGCAATTGCCACAGCCACTAAACGTTCCCAAATTCAATAATCCTGCATGTTTGGGTCATCCAACTGAATGGTGGTTTCCCGAACCAGAGTCAACACGCGTAATCGTTCAGAATACAAAACGAGCAATCATGATTTGCGAATCATGCCCTGAGCAGCGAAAATGTCAGGACTTCGCAATCGACAATCCCAGCGTGCATGGAATTTGGGGCGGTTTGTCGGTGAAGCGCCGTTCCAGAGCGCGGACATTAATACAGCGTGCAAACAACATGCAAGGCAGACAAAATCTTAAATATTCGGAAATGCGAGCGGAGATAGAAAAAGGACCGCATGGCCCTCTACCAATCTAAACCAGTCGCAAAGATTCTCTCGCGACTGAATAACGTCAAAGAGGTAAATGGGCAGTGGATGGCGTCGTGCCCGTGTAGAAGTGATGACGACACGCCGTCGCTGGCTATAAAAGTTGGCGACCAAGATGAAGCACTCGTCTACTGCCATAAGGGATTGTGTGATGCGACAAAGATTTTTCAGTCGTGCGGACTGGACTTGGTAAAAGATGGGTTTGTCCACGATGGGGGCAACGATTTACGGCCACGACAAAAACAGCCCGCACCAGTTCGTGCGGCTAGCGTAACTTCTGTGCCCGCACCCAAAAAGAAACGAAAACTTGTAAAGGTATATAAATATCACGACGAAGACGGAAACGTTCTTTACGAAAAGCTTCGCTACCTGTCCGAAGATGGTAAAAAGTCATTTGCGCATAGACGCCCCAATCCCGACAATCCAAGCGATTACATATACGACCTGAAAGATACCCGCAAGGTTCTCTACCGACTGCCCGAATTGCTAAAAGAAATCGCAAACAATGAGGTTGTGTGGCTTGTTGAGGGCGAGAAAGATGCCGACACAATGCTGGAGAAGTTTGGCATTCCGGCAACAACCATGACCAATGGCGCCAATGGGTGGCAGCCCGACTACACAATGACACTCGCGGCAGCTACGGCGGTGTGCATCATTGCCGACAACGATGACCCAGGCAAGAAGCACGCAATCACTGTTCGCGATGAAATTATCGCGGCTGGCGGTGCGGCAACGGTATATGTATCGAAACACGCTAAGGATATTTCCGACCACGTTGCGATGGGTTATGTTATTGACGAACAAAATATGTATGAGCTGGAATCTTATGACGGAGGGGATTTATCTGGAGAAATCGCAGAAGAGGACGCTGAGCTTTCTGATGAGGAAAAGAGCGAGGTGGATGAGGCCAAGCCGGGGAACATACTCCTAGAACAGATTCAGGACATTGTCGCATCAGAGAGACTGTCTCTTCAGCAGAAGCTAAGCCGCATCACCCATGCCGCTAACAGCTTTACTACTGCGTCGTTCGAAGACTATGGGAGAACTGTCAACTGGCAGGAGTTTCTGCTGGAAGAAGAAAGCGACAATTATGAATGGGTTATTCCAGGGTTGTTGGAGAAACAAGAGCGTGTGATTGTCGTAGCTGCAGAGGGCGTTGGCAAGACCATGCTTGCGCGCCAGGTGGCAATTGCTTGTGCTGCCGGGTTGCATCCGTTTACGTTTCAGCCGATGAGAGCAATACGAACATTGACAATTGACCTTGAGAATCCTGCCCGCATTATCCGACGCACGTCGCGCTCAATTATGGAGCAATCAATCCGACTTTCTCATGCACAGAGTGTTGATGCCCATTTGCACATACATCCATCGGGATTGGACCTTACATCTACCAAAGACAGAGCGTTTGTGGAGCAGTTGGTAGAAAAAATTAAGCCAGAACTCATTTGTCTTGGCCCGTTGTATAAGGCATATGTCGATAATGGCTCTCTCACTTCGGAGGCGTTGGCTGTCGAGGTGGCGAAGTACTTGGACCACATTCGCGACGTGCATGGCTGCGCACTTTGGCTCGAGCATCACGCTCCACTGGGGGCATCCAACGCAACCCGCGAGCTACGACCGTTCGGGTCGTCTGTGTGGTCGCGGTGGCCAGAGTTCGGTATTTCCATCACTCCTGACCCATTGAATCCAGATGGGTATGTATATGACGTGAAACACTTCCGTGGCGCCCGTGATAAACGTGCCTGGCCAATAAAGATGAAACGTAGCCTACGTCTTCCGTTTGAGGTTCTAGAATTTATGAAGGAGTAATAATGGCCAAAGATAAGAAACCCTTAACACGAGAATTCCTCGTAGAAAGGGACCTTCGCATATTCAAAATGAGGCAAGCTGGCGTTGCCAATAACGAGATTGCTCGAAGGTTTGGCATGACCACTTCGGCCGTTGGCACAGCGGTACGCAGGCAGCTTGAAAAGCTGAATAAGGAAGCTCTTATGGCGTATCCAGAGGTGCTTCGCATGGAACTTGAGAGACTTGACGCCTTGCAGCAATCGGTTTGGCCCCTGACTCAGTATCGAAAAGTCAAGGCGGATGATGGGACTGAGATACAAATTGAGCCCGACTTGAAGGCGGTCCAAACAATGCTTGCGATTATTGATAGGCGTTCGCGGCTTCTCGGCATGGAGCAGCAGAACGTGAATGTGCAAATGGATGTGTCTAGCGCAACGCCAATAAGAGCCGCGCTTGCTGGTGCTGTGGCGAGCGACATTGCTTCGCAGTTTTCGCCCGAGGCAGAAGCCCGTAAGCTATTAGAAATAATGGGCAGCAGCGGCGTGCTGACTAAAGAATACGTGGACGAAATCCTCGCTGGTCCAAAGCAAATAGAAGCTGCGGAAGCAGAGTTGGACCAACTAGAATCTAACGAATGATACATCCATCAATAAAAGAGTTGGCCATGCCAATTGACTCATTGCTGCCGCTGGAGGGTAATCCAAGGCGAGGCGACGTAGACGCAATCGCGGCGTCATACTCGGAGTTTGGACAGGTTAAGCCAATAGTCGTTAAAGACAACGATAACGGTACGTTCACAGTAATTGCCGGCAATCACCAGGTTCAGGCTGCGAAAAAACTTGGCTGGACCAAGATTGCTGCTGTCGTGCTTGACGGTGACGACCAGCGTGCCATTGCCTTCGCTCTTGCTGACAACAGGACCATGGAGCTTGGCAGTACCGACCAGGCGCAGGTAATCGACATGATTACAGAACTTGGAAACCAGTACTCCAGTTTGCTTGATGAGCTGAAGTGGGACGAATTCGAAATGGCCGCAATGACGGAGTGGGTCAATAAGAACGACAATGACGACGAAGACGAGCCAAGAGGCTATGTTGCACCCGTGCTCCAAAACCCTATAAACACAGATAACGTTGAAGTCGCCGAAGACGAAGAGGGCGGACAGAAGTTGACCGCAAATACAAATGTTGATGCTGTTGATGCAGCTGTGCGTGGCAGCACTGCAGTTGGCGCCAGCACATCGTCTCAGGCGATTGTTCAGTACACGCTAGTGTTTGATACGCCAGAACAACAGAAAGACTGGTATCAGTTCATTCGATACTTGCGCAGTTCGCCCGTATACGAAGGTGCGACTACTGCTGAGAAATTAATCGATTTCGTGCGTTCGCACGCTGACTATTAGTACAGATTTCTAACGAAACCAACATCTCCCATAGTTCTGGCCTTGCCCTTGGCGGCCAGGTCCACCCATACGCCGTTTTCGTTGTACCTGTCATCTGACAGGTCGCCATCCACGATGGGCAGACCCATGTATGAATCAATTGTCTTTTGCGTCTTGTGTCGATTGGTGACTATTGCTGCAGTTCCACCATTGCGGATGAATGATTGCACCTTGTCCATATCGCTGTTTTCATTCACGCTATAGACGATTCGATAACGGCTGCCAACCATTCCGTTTCCACCAAGAATGGCTGGGTTCTTGGTGTAGTCGTAGACATAAACGTTATCCATACCAGCTTTGTTATTGGCCAAAGACGTAAGGATGTTGTACCAACGTAGGTCGCTATTGACATTGAGTCTGACAAGGACTGTATCTTGTTCGTTTGAGTGTTTCTTAATCTCAGAACCAAGGATGCGCACGAAGTCTTCCGGATGCTTAGCAAGGAACTGAGTTTTTACGTTGCGAGCTTTCTGTACGCTGTTATAACGCCCGTTGCCGTTATCAAGAACGCAGACGCTCGTGCAGTGACCGCGCCAGGCACATGTTTCAACACCCGCAACGTTGGCGTGCTGAATGGTCAAGCCAACTGTGTATATTTTTGATTTCTTCAGCTTGTGCTGCACGCTAGGCAGAGTAAGAAGATTGGCATACGAGCCAAATCCGTTTTGTTGTCTGAACTTGAGCCAGCTTGCCCGTGCTTCTTTTAGTCCAATGCCGCAGGAGCCATCAAGAAAAGCTTCGTCCAACTCGTTCGCTTTAAGTTGCAGAATGCTGGTGAGTATTCGATTTTCGTCCATTGGTCGAATCCTTTAAATACCTGCACCTATATATAAGCATGCCAAGGATAATTCCATGGAAAAGACCAAGAGCAAACCCGAGGTAGTACATGAAGCTTGTCAAGACATGTACTCCTTTAGCTCTCGCTCTAGTTGGCTCTCACCCCTCGAACCCGTGAGGGTTTTAACTGGTTTGCCGTCTTTGAAAACAACAACAGTTGGAATACTGAATATATTGAATATCTGGGCGATTTCTGGATAGTCATCTACATTGACTGTTCCAGTCTTGAAGTGCTGAGCGTGCTTTTTCCCGAATGATTCAAACTGGGGTTTCATTACCTTGCACGGCCCGCACCAAGGTGCCCAAAAATCAATGACTACATGCTTATCGCTATCCAGGAAGTCTGGCAATGATTCGCTGGTAACTTTTTCGACCATAGCGTCCATCGTACACGATTGCAGTGTGTGCGACTACCATCAACGCACCGGACAGGCACCCGTGCTGCAATCCCCCAGGTCCAACATCTCCGACTGCGACGGCACGAGAGGGACGCCGAAGTCGATTTTTGAGACCATTTTTGTGTATTCATCCTTGGTTATCTCCTCGTATGGGGGGAGCGGGAAGTTGTGGTCGCTATGCAAGAGGAATGATACAGACTTGACACCTTTGTCATAGTTCTTTGACAGCCACTCCTGGATTGCTGGAAGCTCTTCCTTGCGATAGTAGACGGTTACCGATACGGCATTATCTGCCCATACGGTCTGCATCTTCTTAACCCACTCAAGCTGTTCGACTGCAGTCATGCTCCCTGCCAGAACTGCACCTTCTGGCGACTCACATGGGAACTCGACGACATATTTGGTGTGGTCTTCGCGACCATCGATGCCAATGTCCCACTGCACCTTGTACCCGCGGGCACGACAGCCCGCTACCAGCGGGTCTGCGGCACCAAAGCGGACACGGCGGATGTAGTACTGAGCGAATCCTGGGTGTATGCCAGGTGTATTGCCAGGCAGCAGGGCGAGCGTTCCGGATGGTTGAACCGTGGTTAGTCGGACCGACTCTGGCCATCCGTTCTGCGCAGAGTATTTCTTGTCGAACTCACGAAGGTTTTTGTATGCCTCATCGAGCCATTGAATCTTCTCTTCGCCGACCTGGAGTATACCCGTGACGCTTTGACCGAGACGAGCGTTCGTGCGCACAATCTCTGTTGTTTTGGCATATGGGTAGTCAAGGCGTGTGATTTGCTTCTGCACCTTGTAGAGCAGGGTTGAAATCTCTTTGAGCTGCTTTAGTGACTCCACATTGGGCAGGAAGATGGTTGAAAGGTTGCACGACTCTCCGTCTGCAAGAGCAATCTCTGCACAAGGGTTGAATCCCTCGATTGAGTTGTCCACCATTCGTTCGCCTAGGCGACCATAGTTGCGTGCAAGCTTGCGGTTCACAAGACCGTATGGCTCGCCTGAGCCGTCGTAGCCTTTCCACAGTTCTGGCATGATTTCTTCGTAGGCATCGGCATAGATGCTGTTGTTGGAGTTGGCGCGGTATGCAGGAACTGTACCCGTGGACCAATTCTTGGCACGAAGGAAAAGAACGTCGTCTGGGTCGCCAATGGCAATCTGTGCTGAACGGCGTGATGAACCTGAAACAACAATTCGACCGATGATGTTGCAAATATCAAGAACGTCAATTGAGCGAAGCTTCTTGCCTTCACGATTCTGCATAACCTTGACAATGTCAGCGATGCCTTCGATGAGTGCGCCTGGACCTGATGCTGTTCCACCGAATGTTTTGAGTGGTGCACCGAATTCACGAATGAGAATCGTGGAGTACGAGAAAGACTTACCCGTATCGAAAAATGACTTCAATACTGAATGTAGAAGTCGCTTCCAACCTTGACGTGAGTCGGGGACAATGATGTCTGCATCGTTGGAGCGTTCGTGTGTGATGACAACTCCTGGCTTGACTTTTGGCAATTCGTGAATCTTGGAACGCTCAACAGAGAAGCCAACACCGCCTCCGAGCATGAGGTACTCGAATATGAGTTCGAAGTCTTCGATTGATCCGATGTTTGTGAAGTAGCAGTTGTTCAACGACGTCGCAGTGAACTTCTTCACCAGTGGTGTTCCAAGTTGCCAGAGCGCTCTACCAGAGAGCGAGCAACGCAGATTGAAAATGTGGTCGAATAGTTTCTCTGCTTCTTCCTGGGTAAATGGTGTGCCAATCTCAACAGCGCCGTTGATAGCCCGTGTGATGGTTTCGGTCCAGGTCTCATTTCTGTTTGCCCCCTCAATTGGGCGGCTATACGTGCGTAGATAGACGACCTCGCCAAGTCCACCAAAACCCCAGGGTGTTTTTTTGTCGGCATAGCTGGCAATGAAGTCTGAAGTTAGCAAAGACATTTCCGATTTCCTTTGTGTAGGGACTGAGTGAGTTTACAAGTTTATAAGAAAAAACAAAGTTATGCGTCTAGTTGATTTTTATTCCCAACTCTTTTGCCCTAGACAGCGTGACCTGTTGCCCCTTTCTTGCAAGAAGCACTTTAGCAGTGGCGAAAGGAGATATCTGCTTTTCGCCCCAAATAACTTCGTCAACATAGATGAGACGGTTGTCATCAAGAGTTGCTGATTCTGTGGCTGCAAACGCTATGTGAACATCCTGTGGATTGTGGTCTTCTGGCGTACAGTCACCCGTAGGGTGTCCACAGACTAAGCAAGGTTCTCTTGTGGCGCGATGAATTTCAATGTCGCCATATAGTTTGTCTTGGGAGTAAAATATGTCTGACATGTATTAATTCTATACGGTTGTTATTCGATACGACGCTGATAAGCTGCAGTATGACGAAAAGCCGCTCAAGATACATCATTTTGCATCCTAATAAGTTGCCTCACTTTAAGCCCGTGCGCTTCATGAAGCGAGGGCCGTCAACAACACGTTCAGTATTGCATTATTTGAAAATGAAACGCGGAATGCCAGCTACTGCAAAACAAACGAAAGATTTGTTCCCTGCGTTCTTCAAGGGCCCTGCAGATGCGGCGCGAATACTTAGAACGCTAGAACGTAGAGGGTTTGCAGAAACTGTTTATCCTGGGGCCTGGCGTATTACCAATGCTGGTTTGCAGGCAGTCGACCTTCTTGCTCAAAGAGACAAGAGAGATTACGTTGAAGAAGAGGAAGATTTTTAGAACTTAAACCAGTCGAGAAAGCGACGCTTCGTCTTCGGATTCTTCACATCGCCTGCATAGATGACGTTTGGTTTGTTGTCGACAGGCACAACGACTGTTTCAGCGACAGGCTCTACAGCAGGGACTGCGTCAGTTTGTTTTGCCGACGAAGTTTTCTTAGCAGCAGCTTTCTTCTTGTG